AATGGTATTCCGTCTTTGTAAATCATTTACATTCAGATTGGAAGGCTTACCATCAAGGAGAAACAGCTCTTTAAAATGTACGATGAAATAGCGACCCTGCTTGTGTAGGATATGGCAGGATTGGTATAGCTTGTTAGAAGACTTCCGAGAAGCCACACCGATGCGAGTAAGTGTCTCACGAACCTTAAGGAAATCATCCGGTTCATTCAAGGTAATCTCAAGCATCATAGCAGGAATCCATGCCACGGGAGTTTCGTCCACGACGATACCCGGGATAGGTTCAATGCTTTGATTTGTTTGTTGAGCGTCCACCTTTAAAATGTCTTTGTTTAAGTTCGTTTAGTTGGTCTGAACTCAAAATCGTCAAAGCGGATCTAGCCTTTTCATTACTATATCCATAATGTTCTTTAACAATCAAGAGGTCTTCCGATTCAGTTGGTTTTAGCCATTTGCTGAATCGTTTTTTCCTACTAACCATATTTATAAGATAGTCATATTGGAGTCTCTTGTCCAAGTGATGGTTTTGGTTCATCTCATTGGCTAAGCCGACTGTATCCTCAAAGTATGAAAGACCTCGATTCACCATGAACGGAACGTATTGCTTTTCGGTAATATCGTCGACCATGATGTTGGTCTTGGTCATGTTAATTGAATTGAGGTATTCAAACGGATTCATGTTATTGCTTCCATTCGGCACACGCCATGAGTTCGGTAATGCACGCCACGAGGTTTAGTTCATGGTCGGCAACAAACGCATCTTTGTATTGATAATTAGCAAGAATGACCACAATATTGGGTATGCTGTCGGGATTGGCATATTCCGTCATATTGTCGTAAATCTTACGGAAGATTGCGGCAGGTTCAGAATCAATGTTGTTGACCACCCACGCACGACCAGCCTTGAAGTCCTTCTCCTTGAGCGCCTTGATTAAAAGGCTGATGTTCGCATCGGAAAGGTTTGCAAGGATGCCCTTGTCAATCTTGCCAGAGACCGAATAGCGTTGGCACTCATTGAGCACTCGGCGCCAGTCGGGAGCAAAGCGGAGAATGAGTTCGGCAACGACGGCTTGCTCATACTGAATACCTTCTTCCTTGAGGATGAATTCAAGACGTTTCAGAAAAGCATTGGCAAGTGATGCCATTTGTTTCTTGGATGTATTGAATTCAATTACGGCACAGCGGGAATGAAGTGGTTCAATGACGCGATTCTTAAAGTTACACGTGAGAATGAACCGACAGTTGTTACTGAATTCCTCAATGAATCCACGCAAGGCTGGTTGTGTGGATGACGGATTCAGGTAGTCTGCTTCATCCAGGATAATGACCTTTGGACCTCTGGAGTGCAGAGATACCGATGAAGCAAACTGACGAATCTTTGTACGGAGAACATCAATGCCGGATTCTTCCGAGCCGTTAATGATCATGTAGTCAAGGTCGAGCATGTTACACATTGCACGTGCAACAGTTGTCTTACCGAGACCAGCGGTACCAGTGAGCAGCATGTTCTGCATCTCACCAGACTCAACAATGCTCTTAAAGGTCTTTAGTAGAGCCTCTGGAAGGATACAGTCATCAAGTTTTTGTGGGCGATAGCGTTCTACCCACAGGAATTCATTGGAGTTTGACATAGGAGTGTATTATACACCAGTGACAATGGTCTTGTAAACCTCTTTAATCTCCGAAGTTTCATTTTCAAACTCAACCACATTCTGTTTGTGGTACATCATTGCAACCTTACGGAACGTCTTGGTCGGAAGTTTGTATTTGTCTTCCAGTGCTTTTAGAATCTCACGAATCTGTTCTTTTTGTGTTTGCATCTCCGACATAGCTTCGGAGATTTGATCAAGGGCGGTGAGGATGGCTTTGCGGTCTTCAGCCGAGGTAGGAATGTTGCTCATAATAAAAAGTGGTGGGTTCTTTAATGACTACTCCCACCAAAAGTCCGTACGGAATTAAACCTATTAGACTTCCTCAGGCTGATCTGGAAATTCTACAGTGTTAGACCTGTCAGCCTCGGGTGCAGTTTCTGCTGCAGCGGGCGACCTGTCAGCCTCGGGTGCAGTTTCTGCTGCAGCGGGCTTCGGAGTGCTAGCCTGTACGAAGTCAGCAAACTTTGCACGAAGTGCTCCGACAGCGGTAAGTTCCGAACCTTCAAAGGCTCCACGACGGGAGACGATGTCAATTAATTGAACTACTGCTGCAAGGTCATTTACGCCAAGCGGCTGTACTGCGGGTTTTTGTTCTGACGGTTGATCTGTTTTTGTAGTATCCATATATGTTGTTCCTATGTTATCGACTTTTTAGGCGAATGTCGAAGTTTTTTCAAGAGCAATCCAATACTCCACTGGGAGCGTGGTATGCTTTAGATGAGAGATCAATTTAGAACTAATCTCTACCGTGTAGTCACCAGAAACCATTTTCAGGTTGGAGATGACCATGATAAATGAGAAAGCCTCTTTGCAAGCATTGTTCTCATCAACCACGATGGAGTATTTATTCGCAGAGGCGTTCTTTGCATCGGTAAGGTTTACAACAATCTTACCATTTTCACCCTTGATTTCAATGTTGGCGTGTCCGAGCACGGATGAAGCCTTACGAATCTTGTTGAGGGTGTCTTCGGAAAGAATGAAGGTGACTTCTGGATTCGGCATGGTTACTTGCTTGGATGGAGCAGTGAGAAGGTCCATGGAAGCATAGAAGTACCGAATGGAGGTCTTGCCATCCTTAATGGTGATTGAATCATCGCTGAAGGATAAATCGGGATTCTCTACAAGAGTAAGAGTGGAGAGAAATTCATTGAGGTCATAGATACCAAACTCCTGAGGGAAGGTCTCCGTGACGGTAGCGGATGCCATGATGTTCTTGGCTTCCGCGATGGTGGCAATAGAACTACCCGGCTTGAATACCATGTTCGGATTGATTCCGGCAAAGTTCTTGAGAAGGTTAATTGTATTTTCTGATAGTTTCATAGATTAAAAGGTTGTGTCTGCGTGTCCTTGATCATGTTCGTAAAGGAAAAAGAGACACGCGGCTGCGTGTCCTAGGTGATGTCGGCCCGTTTCAGGATCAAAACGCTCACCACGTTTCCATGCCCAGAGATGGCGTTGGAGTGCATCATAATACCGACGTTCGGCTTCTGGTACATATCTCCAGTTTTCTCGGGCATATTTCTTGGCTCCGATGGTAAGAACATGAGCAAGTTCCTCAAGTGCAAAAGCCGGAATCAAACCGTATTCCGGCTTGTCCGAATCATATTTGCGACCTTCGGTCGGCGATTGTTGTTGTCCGTATTGTTCTTCCATTAGAAAAGGAAAAGGGCTGCAGGGTGTTGAGTCCTGCAGCCGTTGTAGTTCACCTATTAGGCGCTGGCAAGAGCCTTGGTATCAAGACGGTACTTGTAGACCGTTTGACCTTGGGCATTCTTACGACGGTTCGTGTAGATGGGGAGACCATCATCACGGAGTTGAGCTACGACCGCAGATGGGTTCGCGATGCTGAGACGTTTTGCGGCTTCGGCAATGGTAACCTCTGTGCCTTTGGCAAGAAGTTTAAACATACGAGCTTTCTGGGTGGATGTATTGCTATTCATATTATCTATCTTTCAGTTTTGGTCCTATTGTTTTAGTTGCTTATAATTGAAGGGACCAATTCAATCATAAGATAATCATATACTGTTGTTGGTGTTTGTAAACAACAAAGTTAATTTATTTTTCAGAACGCGGGTTGAGCCGCTTCTCGAGCAACTGGGGTGGCTGGAGCAGCAGCCGGAGCCGGATTCACCGAAGCATCAATCTTGGAGTAAAGGTCGGCAAAGGCGATTTTAGTGTCGTCGTCAAACCGAGAGATACACATATTGATCGACTTGAGGCGGTCGCGGAAGATGGAGAAGGTGTGTGCAATATGGCACAGGCGACGAGTGGAAATCACTTCGTCCACACCGCCATCCGCAAACGTTTTGCGGATGACTTCCGACCAAGTTACAAGACGGTCGGCAAATTCTTCGTCAACGGCATTGTATTTTTCCATATGCTTCACAACGATTTTGCGTTCTGTAGCCAATGGCGGATACGTTTGCTCGATGGTGCATACAAAGCGTTCCAGGAAGGCTTCATCAATAACCGTAGCAGCCACAAACCGACCATCATCGGAACCTTTACCTTTGGTATTGGCGGTGGCAATTACATTAAAGCCGGGAGCCGGACGAACAACCTCGCCAGTCTTTTTGATCAGAATGGGTTTACCTTCAAGGACCCCTTGGAGGCACATGATTTTGTTGCTGGAACGGTCGATTTCATCAACGAGAAGGATTGCACCACGTTCCATGGCTTTGACCACGGGACCCTTGGCAAATACGGTCTCGCCGTTGAGGAGACGGAAGCCACCGATCAAATCGTCTTCGTCGGTTTCCGGTGAAATCTGAACACGAACGTATTCACGTTCGGCAGCGGCACAGGCTTGTTCGACCATCATGGTCTTACCATTGCCCGACAGACCGGCAATAAAGATGGGATAGAACGACCGCGATTTAATCACCGTGGAAACGTCGGAGAATTCACCCCAGCGAATGTAGGTAGGATCACTTTGCGGAACGTAGGCGTCCGTATTGACAATGGAATTCACAGAGGTCGCCAATTTCATCGTGGTGGGAGCCGGAGTCATAGGAACCACTTGGTCAATGGGAGTTGCCGTATTAGTACGGAGGAGGCTGGTATAGTCGTAGGTACCTTTGTGGACGCGGTAGGCATCTGCAAAAAGGTCGTTGTATTCTTTTTCCACGAAGCCATGGGTTGCAGCCACGGTATCAATGACTTTACGGCGGAAAACCGTAACGTCGGGGTGGATTTCCTTAAGAGAAGCAAGGATGGTGAGGGATGCTGATTTCATAATATAGAAGGTCAATTAATTGTTATAGTACTATCATACATTAAACCGTGTGAAAGTAAAACAAATAGATTGTTATAAGTTATTGATTAGTAATCATCGCTTAAAACGATATCGGAACTGTCAATATCCATGCGATAAATGTCGCCATTATCTTTCTTAAAATCGAAAGTAACACGGTTAACTTTAACAACTGTGACTTTTTCGATTGTGCATTCGGTAACTCGACCATCAAAATAAAAGAATTTGATGCGAACAATATCGCCAACGCGTGGCTTGTCAAGCTCCTTAAGGAGATCAAAAATGTTGCCGACATTCGGCTTGTTAATCTTCTTGGCAGCTTTCTTGATGAGTTTCATGTTATTCATTATGATACTATCCTACAACAAACCATCAAAAAGTAAATCACAAAGATATGGTATAAGTTGTTGATAGTCAATAATCGTTAGGAAATTGTTTCGGCGAACTTAGAAACGAACACGCGATTTACTTGTTTTGACTTGGAGAATTCCGAGAAAGCCTTGGCCATCTTGGCGCGGGTCATATCCGAGGTAATGTTGAAATCATCGTCGGCGGTATCAAGGTCGGAGCCAGAAGCAACCACAAAGTACTGATCATAACCAAAGGCATCTTCAATGGCAACAGATTTATTTTTCTTGTAGTCTTTGGACAGTTTGGTCTGCCAGAGGGTGGCAGCGGTATGGTGATCGGTCTTTTTATTACGGCTTTGGAGAGCATTAATCACATCGCGTTGGGCATTCGGAGTGTTGGAAGGGATGAAGAAACCAATAGCTTTGGTACCAGTGGTAATGCGCAGATTTTTGATGAGTTCATCCGTAATGGCGGTACGGTTGGCTTTTACACGGCGACCATGAACCGTTACATCAACATTGATTTCATAGCCATTTTGCGTACGGTTTTCTTTGTAGGATTCATTGACAAAGGTACGCATATGTTGACCTTCGCCGTCGGTAAGAAACACAGTGGTCATTTTTTGGACTTTGTGTTTCAGTTTGAATTGGGTAACAAGGTCGTGAGCAGAAATAATGGTTTCATTCAATGGCGTATTGCCAAGGCGTTCATATTTAGAATGAATAGAACTATTTTGAGTTTGTTCAAAAAGACCCTGAATGGCTTTTTGATATTGACCCTTGGACATCGAAGAATTAATGAGGTCAAGAATTACTACATTGTCGACAATGATTTCACCGTCTTTGCGAGACAAGTGCTGATCGTAGGGATTGACGTATGGACGAGAATCGTTGTCGCCAGTAAAACCATACACTTGGAATGGGATACCAGTGGCTTTGCAGAACATGCTGAGGTTGATCACGTGTTTCAGAACGTATTTGATCACCATGTTCATCGAATAGGAGTAGTCGATAAACATCATCATACCATGGTTTTTTGCGTTGGCCAATTGCGTAACGCTGAGGAAAATGTCGTCGGTAACTTTATAACCGTGTAACTTGTTGACATTTAAGACACCAGTCTGAGCCACGGTGGCACGGCTGTATTGATAGGCGGCTTTGCGCATTTCGAATTCCTTGCTGAGCACACCAACAAACTTTTTAGTGCTGGCAATAAAATCGGTATATTCTTGGGAGTACGTTTTGCGAGTATCGCCATAAAGGTCAATGTGTTTTTGCCAAACGGCGTCACGGTCGGCAGTAATGGTTTCATTGGAAATCACCATTGCAGACAAATTGTGTTTGGGTGGAACAACAGCATAGGTCGTTTGGCGTACCTGATCGTCGGTCTCAACAAGGTTTTTAGCTTGTTTTTCGAAGTGGGAGTTGGTAGTGATTTCCGGAACGGTACCGTG